TTGCCCACCACATGAAGTCGACTGCTAAGTCCATACATTGCGCTTGATAAGCACCATCAAAGTCAATGTAGCGACCTACATACCATTTTAAACGTTCTTGCATTTGACTGTATGTTTTCATTAATTAGTCCTCCTTATTTTTTCGCATAAAAAAAGAGCCTACCGTTTAGTAGACCCTTCATTTACGATTCCTTTTACGTTCTAATTCAACTTGCGCGGCTTCGGCTTCTGGCGTGATATTGTTATGTTTCCACCACGAATAAATCGCTGAAATTACTAACGCTACAGACGACAAGCCTTCATAAATCTGTTCCTCGCTAAATGGCAGTGGGTTGTAACCAAAACTAATCAATGATTGGTTAACTAGTAACACGACAAGTACGATTAGACGAATAATACCTTGAGTCTTATTGTTTTTCGGATTTGCGATTGTTTTCACCTCCCTTTAGAAAAAGAATTGTGCTAGACCTAAAGCCGTCGTCAACAGACCGAAGATACCACCAATCACTGCTACCCAGATTGTGGTATTGTGCTTACTTCGTGCAGTGGTCGTTTCTTCAATGGCTGTAATTCGCCGACCGTGGTCATTCACATTATCTTTAAAGTCAGTCATGTTTTTGTTCAATGAAACCAGTTCACTCTTCACATCTCTAAAACCTTCTTGAATCGGTTTTTGAGATTCAATAAACACTGCTAACAACTTCTCTTGCGCACTAATTTTCTCGTTTGTGTCATGCTTGTCTTGGTCAATTCTTTTGTAAATTTTACTTTTATCTGCTTCGTATTCGTGCTTTAATACATATTTTTCTTCTGCCATAGCATCGTACCCCCGAAAAACGCCAGCATTAAAGTAGTCATACTGAGTATGATGAGTTGAGTTGGTGTCAACCAATTGATAGAATTACCAAATCCTGCGATTGCGACAATAAAATAAGAGGCGCTTGATATTCCGCCACCTAAAAGTAATGTGAAAGCAAATCGCTTTTTAGTATGTCGTCTTGGTAAAAACCAACTAGATAGCACCAAAAACAATCCTCCTACAAAGAAAAAGATGCCCCAAAAAGATAAGGACATCACAGAATCTAAACTCGCATATAACTGACTGTCATTTGTGTTGTTCGGGTGGAGTATCCAAAAGATGCCACGTGAAACTGTAAACATACCTAAACCAAGCAATAAAACACTTGCGATAGACTCTGATAAACTTAAATGGTTGTCTCTGCATTCTTCATCGTGCATTTAACCACCCCTTTCGTTGTAATAAAAAAGCCTAGCGGATATTACTCCGTAGGCTTGTCTAACTCGTCTAATTCCTTCTTAAGTTCGTGATATTAATCTGGTTTGCGTTAATCTCAATGCTATGAAGATTATCTATAAACCTAGAATTTATGGTTAATTTATCAATCATGTCGTTAGTAACCCGAATATGTTTTGCCTCAATAACATTTGATTTTAAAATCTTTTGACGCAACTTCTCGATCAACTTCATTCAAACCACTCCCTATATTTAATTACTCCGTAGGCTGTTCTTCTTCGACTGGTTCTTCGTCAGCAGACTCTTTAAACCAAGCCAGTGCTTCTTCAGACAATCCATTCGTAATTGGATTTGTAGTTTCATTACGTAAAATCTCGTAATATTCAAAGTTCCCTTTAACCGCTTGATTGATTAAGTTTAGTCCTTGCAGCAATGTACGTGCATCTGTACGTTCCTCAAAACCTTTCGCATCGTCTATTGACGTTTGTACTGACGGCATGCCGTTAAAATTATTCACGTTAATATAGCCTCGTTCGCCATTTGTTTTGTTGATTCTTGCTACGTACGATCTAGTAATTCTTTCCATTATTCATCATCCTTTTCAGTAATTTGTTTTGATTCAATCGCTAATTCTAGTACATCGACAATGTGATCGTGAGTTACTGCATTTGACGGACTATTGTTATTACCTGGTGTCGTGTCAATCTCGTATGGATAGTCGAGCATGTACTCGTAAAGTGTGTGCATAAGTCCTTCATACTCGCTCATATCAATCACGACTTCTTCTTTCAGTAACTCGCCAAATTCTTCTAACTGCTTCTGCTCGTCTTCGGTGTCCGCTTTAATAGCTTGTAAATCACCGTGGAAGTCTTGGTACTTCTCTGCAATTTTCTTCATTAACTTCTGACGAGCACGATTCACTCGTCCTTTTGCTTGTACTTTCGGAAGGTATTCCATAACCGATGTTAAAGCACTGTTTGTCGTTGCTAATTTCATAACGTCACTCCTAAATTTAGTCATAAAAAATAAGCCTTAACCGTATTGCCCAATGTGAAGTATTCTGGCGAACACATCATTAGTGACTCCTGTACCTGACGGGCTACGTCTGACTTGTAGGTAGGCTTGCATCATATTGTAGTTTGGCGGTGGTAGTGGAATGTCTTGCGTAATATTGACTGTGTTTCCACGACTCACAAACACTCGACGACTACTACTGCCTGAACCATTATTGATTTGATTGTTATTACCAAATCCGTTTACCTGTACTTCAACGTATTCACTCGCACTCCCGCTTGAGCCGAGTAGTCCGACTGCCCAAACGACACGTAATATTCGTCCTTCATGTGGTGTATAGAAGTATTTGAACGTTTGCCAATGCGAGTTGTCTGTGATGAAGTTTAAGCCGTTAAAACGGATGTTTGAGCCTGCATATGAATCGTATGTCTGTACTGGCACGTTTCCACGTGGTACACCATTCTCAATCCAACGTACGCCATCTTTTGCACGTGTGATGTGTAGACCGCCTTCGATTTGGTTAAATCGATTTCTAAGCGTGTCTAAGTTGAGTTGATTGGCTGTTATCTCAATCGCTTGTACATCACGAACGAACACAGTTTGTGCCGTTAGTTTACGTATCATAGCGTTAGATGTGTACATACTCTCAAACCATGCGTTTTTACCGCTTATCCAATCCACATCAATGTAATTTGCGCTAAAGTATTTCGTCACCAAGCTACTAAAGTTACCTTCGACTGCTTCGATACTCATCGCCTTAATATTACGTATGAAGTAATCTTTACCGATAAGTTGATCAATACGCCCACTGGTCGCAAAGAGTTTGTCTATCATCGTTGTCCCAACCGCTAAATGCGTACCCGTAATCACATCTGCTTCAAGTATTGCTGAACGAACACGTCCTGCGTTGATGTCGATTGCGTTAATTGTTTTAGCGTATAGCATGTCAGTAAACATACTGCTTGCGGATAACTTATTGATTAACGCTTGGTCAATCCATAAGTGTTGAGCACCGATGGCATTAGCACCGATGTGCCTTGCTCTTAGTTCAATCGTCTCTAGTTCCGTTGCAAACAGATTAGAGAATCGACCTTCTAAAGCATTGACTGCAAGTGTGGTAACTTGTCCGTTAATGTTTACGTTACCTGTAATATTTAAGTTATCCGCAATCGCATCGATAGATTTAGGTGACACTCTGAATATACTTGCGAATTGTTCATCACCAAGCTGTTTAGAACCGAGCTGTACATAATTTGCTCTAATTTGTATATCTGATTCTGTAAGGAACTCGCCGTCTAATTGCTGGACTTGAAGTGATATGCTATCTGCCAGTTGCTCAATTCTTGAGATTGCGTTGAGCATTGGTGTAGCTCTATCCCCGACTTCTAATTTAATTTTAACTCGACCATCTGGGTGGTCTATGAAGCTAGTTGGTATAGTAAATCCTTCCCGTGCGATTAACGTAATTCTCACGTGACTAGCAGTACCCCAAGTTGTAAATGTTACTTCGCCATTACGTGGAATCGTATATCTGTTAATCCAACCGCCTGTGTGTAAATACTGATGAATATCTACACGTTCAATATTGGAGTTATACATTGAGTTACTGGATAGTGTATAAGTTGTGCTTGGACGGATTGGCAAGCGTTCTTTCGTTCGTAAGTTTTGAAGTAAGGATGCTTCTGCACCGTTCGCAATCCACAAACCTCCGTCTTCCCAAGCGTTGGAAGATTGCGGAATAATGTTCGCCCCAATGTTTGATATATCATTCAACCATACCTTTTGATTAAAACCATATATCGTTTCTTCTATACTCGCACCGTTCGTCGCTTGCCAATTATCGACTCTTTGTAATACTTGTTTGTTGCCTTCAACCGTTTCTTCAACTGACTTAATATACTGGTCTAAATTACCTGTATCAAAATCGTATTCACTTCGTGTAATCAGCTCGGATTGACCATCTTCAAGTAACGTCACACGTCTAACAATTTCAGATACGTTTTGAGTATCATCATCAGGATGTGGTAACCACTCACGGTTATTTGTGGTGGTTAGATACGGTTTCTTGAAGTCGATAACACCTTTTTGTGTATTCCCTGCCCCGAAGTTTGTACCGAGTAATAATCTAACTGGCATCGTGCGGTCTGGCACAACGGTTACGACTTTCTTCGTCCAATGCCCCGTCATAACAGTTTCTTTTTCTTCGGCAGTCATTGTTAAGTCAATCTTCTGCCCTGTTCCGTACTCACTTGGCGGTCTAATTTCAACGAAGTCAATTTCAGGTACTTCTGTAGTTCTGTACATAAAGACAAGATAATAAGTTTTGCCTTTAACTACGTTAAAATATTCCATGTTCATTACGTAAGGTAGATTAGTTGTTCCCGTACCCATTCTCACGAAATTATCGACTTCATTCGTGATGACTTGAACTTGTGAATGTACAGCGAACAAATCTGGATTATCAAACGAAGTACCACGAATGATATTGTAATGTGTACTGTCTATATTACGAATACGCTCTTCAAAGTTCTGCGTAATGTTTTGGAATCGTTCGTCTAGTGTTAAACTGCGACTATCGCCTAAAAACTCGTCAATATCCATTACATCACTTTGCAAGTCTGCTAGCATACCTGCATGACTACCTGTAACATCGTCTAGCTTACTCTCAACCGCATCTGCATGCGCTTTAGACTGTTCTTCTGCATAACGTTTAGCTTGTTCCACTGCATCAGTATAGCCTTGTTCAAGCTCGTTACGAGTCGTGTCCACAGCAGTAGTAATCTCTTGCTCAATGCGAGCATAGTTCTCTTCGGCATCTTTGTACGCCTGTTCTACGTCTTGGTTGAAATCGTTCGTCCACGTGTCTAACTGCTGGTTAAACTCGGCTTCCATACGAGCTCTGTCGGCTTCTACTTCCGCTAAGATGTCGATTTTCGCTTGGTTAAATTCTTCTCTGAATTGATTTACACGATCATTGAAGTCTTTATCAAACTGTCTTTTGAGTTGTTCAATCATACTTGTATTTCTACGCTTATACGCTTCGTCGTCTTTTCGACTTCGACGTTCAGCTTTTGTTTCTTTGAAAAATTCATAATCGCCTAGTTCGACTTCTGCATCATCAGGATTGAGTAAATCGACTTTCACTTTATGAATTCGAGCTTTAAAGTATAGGTTGTGCTCACGTCTGATAATCATGACGCTGTCACCTATACCCACATCTCCTATATCAGCGACTTTAGCTTCAAACGCCATACGTGGACGACTTACTTCTTGATAGAGATTGTAGCCTGCTTCAGCGAGTTCTGAAGGACTTTCTATATCTTCAAACACTTCTCGTCCTTCACGTGGTGTCTGTCCGTCATTACCGTATGTTGCGGTTAGTGATTCATCTTCAAGGTATAAACTACCTTTCGGACTTTTTACACCATTACGACTAAAATCAACATCTGAAATATTAATTCTTCGACCATAACCGTCACCAACTTCTTCACCTTTACCATGTACTACGAGTTTAGTGACAATCTCACTATAGTCCACTTCATGAGTCAGTTCTAAAGTGCGGTAACCGAATGGAATTCTTATTGCAGTGTCATTCCCGATTTGTTCTGCAAATTCAATATCAAAACCGTTAATCTTCTGTCCGTCAAATAATACTTTTGGTAAGAAGTCTAATCTAAATTCTTTGTTCACAAACTCAATGACATCAAACATTGGTTGCCAGTAGAAGTTGGTAGACAAAGTGCCTGTCGTGTCCACGAGTTGTGGTCGCCAACGAGAATTCATTGCTATCGTACTATTAAGAATGTCTTGAGCGTTCCTATTTTGTGGTCGAACATCTTCTATTAACTTGCCATATAGCATGTCATCAAAGAATATATGACGTCCGCTGATTAGACATACATCATCTTGATGTAAATCTTCTGTAGATTGTATTTTGTGTAAATAAAAAGTACCTCGGTAGTAATAACCGAAGTACTCTACTTTATCTATAAACTTTTTAACATAATCTAAAGGAAGCAACATATCTGCAATGATGTAACCATTCAACTCATGTTCGTGATTTGTTTCATAAATATTTTTACTTGTGACTATCTTTTGGAGTTGCAAGTCGTTATCTAAAAAGTAAATCATAGCAACAACTCCTTATAAATCAGTTTAGCTTGTGCGGTGTCACTCGCATTAGTTACTACAACTACATCATTATTCTTGATTTTAAAATCTTCAAACGCACTATCAAAACGTAATAATTTCATCATATTAAGTCCGCTATTCGTTTCATAGATTTTTTCATTTTCAATGTCTATTGTTAATAAACTCGGTAAATCTCCAGATAACCTGATACGTCTAAAACTATCGCCTGATATACTGATCTGCACATCACTACCTGTTAAGTTACTGAGTTCGATTAAAGGTGTAGTTGGTAACTGTGTTTTAGATTTAATGATGACCGTCTTATTAGCAATTTGTGTACGTTCTTCGTCGTAGAATTTATATGGGTAAGTTGAAGTGAAATCTATTTCAAAACTTGTTAAGCCATTAATTGTATTTGGTATTTCATAAGGACCGTTAAACTCCCCTATCACATACCAATCCACATCTTCTATACTTAACACTCGTGGGGATTCACTATACAATAATTGGCTTAACCGTCCATTCAACTCTTGTCTTGTCACATTTCTTCTAAACGCCATGATAGGAATTGAAATAGTTAGAGGTTCTAATATCGAACGTGTTCTTTTCCTATAGCTTGCATGACTTGTATTTCTATATTGCACAATTTTACTCATTGAAGGGAAAGTGAATCCATCTTCAATAAAAATTAAACTGTCAGTTTTACCAGCAAAAGAAAACTTTTTCATACCTTCCCTCCTAAGTCATAATTGTTCTTCTATTGTTATGTTTATTAATTGATTTTTGAGCTTTAGCTGGGTCAAACCCACTCTTATCTTCAATGCCAAACAGAATGCCAATTGCTTCATTCATTTGGTTAATTTGAGTTTGTTGGTTACTTATCATCTCAGCAAACTGTTGGCCATCATTTCTGCCTATTGCTTTGCCAACATTATCATACAATGTATTAGCTCGACTTCTTCGTCTTGCATTTAATGGAATAATTGCCTCTGGACCTTCTTCATTAAGTTCTGCAACATGTCGATTTCTAAAAATACCACCGTTCGCATGCCCAACGACTTTTCTAGGATCTACAGTGTTTTGGTTCATGATGTCAGAGCCTTGTTGTGCTTGCCAGTGGATGTGTGGACCAGTGGTCCATTTACCTGAGTTTCCTGTTTTGGCAATCAAGTCACCAGCTTTAACTGAACCAGTTTTAACGATGTCAGCTAAGTGCATGAAGAATTGAGTGAGTTTACCTGTTTTAAGCTTCGCGACCAGTCCACCACCCATGTTGTGTAACTTGGATACAGTACCGCTTGTTGTAGCATGTACAGGCGTGCCAATAGGTGTACCATAGTCAATACCGTAGTGTCGTCCACCGTTAAAGGATGTAGGGTATCCTGGTACTGCTGAGTTCGGACTATATGGTGTAGTCATAGGGAAACTCATGAAGTGCGCACCTTTACCACTACCTAGTCCGCCTTCATTTTCTTTGAATACTTTTGTGATGAAGTCCTTCACGCCGTTGGTTAGATAGTTAAATCCACCTTTTAGGAAGTCTCCAGCAAATCCAGCCATGCCACTAAAATCGGGCGTAACTGCGTTTATAATTGCATCAAAAGCTTTACCCGGATTGGTAATATAGTCCCACACATTTTCTGCAACATCTTTTAATGTGCCAAGTAGACCTTTACTCTCTCCAGTGTTTCCACCTTCTAAGCCAGTTCCACGACTAAATCTAGGAATGATACCAGAACTCATTAGAGATTGTGTTTGTGCACCATTATAGATACGGTCGCCTTTTTCCAATCGTACAACCGCATTCTTTCCACGTGGTGCGAATAGTTGCCCACCTCGTTGAATAAGTTCTTGAGTTGCACCGCCTTGTCCATTGCCTAGACCAATATCATTGACTATACCTAGCATATCTTCTGCAATCGCACCATTACGCGTACCCGTGGAGAAACGTCTAAGTGCGCCAGCAGCACCAGTTGTCGCTGCGCCACCTCCAGTGTTGATACTAATAGTACCTATTTCGTCTACACCAATTGCGCTAAGCACTTTGTTCAGTCCTCCGATAACACCATTGACGACAGACTCTAATTTATCGCCCATGCTTTTACCGAGTGAGGTAATACCTTCTACAGCTTTGTGAGCCATATTCTTAATCGCCTCACCGATTCGACCAGGTAACTCTTTAGCACCCTCAACCATGTTATTGAAAGTTTCTACTGCTTTCTCTTTGGTTTCTTGGAACCATTCAGAAGCACCGTCAAACAACGCTTTAACCCCAGCAACTGCATTGTCTTTCATGTTAGTAAACTTAGTAACAACGCTATTCTTCAATTCTTCAACCTTAGAAGTGACATTACTCCATAAATTACTGAACCACCCGGTCACACTACCATACATACCGACAATACGACTGACGACATTATCTTTTAATTCAGTAAAGCGCTGTACAACCGTATCTTTAAGATTCATCGCTTTATTTGTTATATTTGTCCATAAATTCTGGAACCAAGTCACTACAGAATTATACATGCCTGTGATTCTGTTTATTGCACCGTCTTTAAGTTCAGTGAATTTAGTGACAACGTTATCTTTAATACTAGTTACTTTTTCTACGATTGTTGTCCACAAGTTAGAGAACCAAGTACCTGCACCACTGAATAATTCACTAAATAGAGTCAATGCATTATCTTTCATTGCACCAAAATATTCGGTCACTCGATTCCAAATTGAAAGTGCTGTTTCTTTCAGAATTTCACCGAATCGGTCCCAATCACCGGTGATCAGCGCTGCGATTCCTGAAATAATTCCTTGTATCAAGTCCATAGCAATCCCGATAACTAACTTAATTTGCTCCCAGGTTGATGATGCGACTGCTTGTAGGGTTGGCCATAAAACATTCCAGATTCCCATCACGATAGGTGCAAAAGTGTTGAATAATTCGACCACAAATTTTAAGGCAAAATCGATTGCAATTTTGATTCCGTCAAATACTTTTTGAACAACAATACCCATCGCATCAAAAATCATTGCACCGTCTGAGTCCCACCAGGCTCTCACACCCTCGAATTGTTCGACAAAGAAGTCTTTTACACCTGTCAGAGCTTCAGCTATCTTGTACCGCATTTCGAAGAAAGCAGCTTTGATTTTACCAATGTAAGTCATTATATTTACAATGGTCTCGTCACTTAATCCAATCGATCTAAGCAACTCCATACCGCTCACAGCGTTACCCGTGAATATCTCAAATATCCCTTTAAATGCAGATTTCACTTTGTCGATTTGTTCTTTAACATTGTGATAGAACTCTATAAAATGGCCTGTAAATTCCCACAGTTTATCAGCCATCTCTTGTGAAATACCAATAGATGTGAGTATGTCTATACCAGCCATACCATCATCTTGGAATAAACCGATAATTCCGTCTTTAAACTGTCCAATCCATTCAATAGCTGATAAAAACTTGTCTTTAATACCATCTACAAAGTTTCTGAAAGTCTCTGACTTGTTATAGGCAATGACAAATGCTGTACCAAGTGCTGCAATACCTGCAATTGTTAAGGTAATTGGTGAAGTTAATGCAGCAAATACTGGCGCTAACCATTTAAGCAATCCGCCCGCTTTCGCAATAGATGCCATAACAGGTGCTAGTGCTGTGGCTATACCAGCTATAAAGCTAATAAACTTACCAACCGCAAATATCACAGGACCCATTGCAACAGTGATTAAACCTAACCACTTTTGCCATCCAGCTAAAGGCAAGTTATCCCAGATCGTGCCAACAACCCGTTTGATATTATCTGCGAAACTTCCGACAGATTCCCACAGGTTAGAAAACAGGCCTTCTATGTTCGCACCTTCTTGGCCAAATCCTGCAGCTAAGTCTTGAAATGATGCTTTCATCATACCGAATGAACCACTTACAGTTTCTTCTGCTTCCTTTACAGTTGTACCTGTAACTCCCATCTCATCTTGAACTTCATGAATCGCTTCAATCATCGTGTGGAAAGGCACATCTTTAACTGTTTCTGCAGTAACTTCCATCGTATCGCCAAGTACGCCTGACTCATTAATTAGTCGAGCCATTTCGCCTGCAGTACCACCGTAACCAAGCTTAAGGTTGTCCAGCATCGTATAGTTGTCCTTAGCAAAGCCTTGATAAGCATCTTGAATAGATCCAATATCTGTACCGAACTTGTTCGCATTATCAGACATATCCACCATGGCAGTGTCTGCAGCCTTAGCTGCTTTCTCTGTGTCACCTTCTAAGCCTTGTAGTAATGTGGCTGAGAAAGAAGTAACGTTCTCCATATACTGCACACCAGATACCCCAGCACGCTTATAAGCGGTCTCAGAGTTTGCGATAACTGAGTCAGCCGAATTTTTAAACATAGTTTCTATACCGCCCTGTGCTTGCTCTAGATCAGCGAATGACTTTACACTTGCAGCAACAGCAGCGGCCACAGGTAATGTGATGCCTTTGAACATTCCTGCACCCATGTTCTGCATAGATTTACCTAAGCCGTCCATTTTACTCTGCAGCTGAGACATTTTACGCTCAAACTCAGATAGATTGGCGCCAACCTTGACGGTTAATTTTTCTTCCATTTAGTCTCCTCCTTTCCCCATTAATTGCATCATGTCGTCTAAATCTGCTTGTGTTGTCACTTGTTTTTCTTCTTCAGGTTTTTCATCGCCCATCAGTGTTGATACAGGAATCGGCTCTTTACCGTATGGTATTAGCATCCACTGAGCTTGTTGTGCGAGATTTCTTAGTTCCCTGTCTTCTTTCCATAGGAATGCATCCATAGCCACATTAAACTCAGCAAGCGTTAGCTCCCAAAATTCAGATGGTTTGATATTTAAAATCGCAATGGCATACTTCATCAAATCTGAGTAGTCCCATTGCGTTAGTCGTTTTTTGCTTCTTCGTCTACTTCCACTTCGTCATCATCATCATTTTCTTCTTTGGACTTAGGCATTAATCCTGATGCTTCAATCGCTTCTTGAATTGAATCCATTAAAGCTTCAAACTCAGTACCTGCTTCCATTTCTCTTTGTAGCATTTGACCAGTACGTTCCAAAGTCAGTCCTTTATCTTTACTTCTTAGTCCTGCCCAATACAATGCACGGATAGTTCTAAACCCAACTTGACCATTACTAAAAGCAGTACCGACTCCCATGCCCATTAGATCTTCAAAATCGCTCATAGCATTAAAATCAAAACGTAAAACTCTTTCTTTTCCATCTAATTCAACTCTTACTGGTTTCATGTAAAATACACTCCTCGGATTAATTTTTATAAATATTAAAAGCCATTTAATTTTATTGTTGTATCGTTCAATTATTTTCAGGTATATAAACAAGAAGAAGGGCAAGATAATCAGCCCTACCAAGAATGGTATTAACATGACTCTCGCCCTTTCCTAAAAATTTATGCACCAGATACAACTGTGACTTTTTCGTACTTCCCTTGACCTTGGAATGAAGTCGAGTAAGTCATAACATCGTCCATCGGCGCTTCAATAGGGTAACTTGTAATAATCGCGCTACCTTTATATGATTTACCGCCTGGATTTGTCCATTGCACTGTAACTGCTTCTTTGTTTTCAAATTTTTCTTCTAAAATATCAAGTGACTCATCATCGGCAAGTAACACACCGTCTGTGTCAATTGACCATGAGCCTTGTCCAGCGATTGAATAACCCCAACCTGCTACTTGTTTGTGTGTTGCATCGATTGTGTTGACTTCACGGTTTAATGTTGCCCCACGTTGGCCACCGATAACTCTTTCTTGCCCGTCTGCATCTACTACTGAGATAAGTACGTCTACACCTGTTTTTTCTCCTGCCATTTATATCTACTCCTTATATCGTTTTATATTGATTTCTAAAATGCCGTGCAAAAGCGTCATTGCTGTGGAAGTGTCTTCTAAGACTCGACTTGTTATTTCTTCACCTTCAACGCCATAACTGTCGATTAGTGCAATTTCCACATCGTGCATCATCTTGGTTAATGTGCCGCGTTGTCTGACATTGTTATGCCAGAAATGCAAAGTGACTTGAGTGTCGCCATTTAGATTCGCTTTATGCAATCGTCTGTTTTGCTTAAATTGCTCTCCAATACGAATAAAGGGATATGCAGTACCATCGGGTGGATTGTAGTCATAGACTGAATCACCAAATAGGTTTTTGCATATCCCTCGGATATTCGTATATACTCTTTGCTCAGGGTTCACTTCATCACCCTCTTAATAAATTCTTTAGATCATTTAAAAATATAGGCGCTTGCTCTCTTGCAGCTGGGCGCATGAAAGGTTGTGAATCGTTGTAACGCGTACCGTACTCAACGTAAGGACTGTAATCAGCGTTCGCAGTGATATAACCTGTTAAGCCAACAAATTGAATTTCCATTGTTATAGACCGTCTCATATGACCCGTATCTACTGCAGCGTATTTCATCGCTTTACGCTGAGCTTGTGTGGTATTACGTTTAACGACTCCAGCAACCTTGTCTTTATTAAACTTATTCATTACAGCCCGCACCATTTCATCAGAGCCTTCAATCTCAATTTTCATGCTCATTAGACACCACTCACTTCAAATACTGTTTTATGGCGGTATATCTTCCGACGATCTGATTTAAACTGTTGCCCAGCAATCATAATGTGGTCAAATTTGCCATCAATCACATCATTTACACGAATCGTTTTCGCATTACTTCGTACTGTACCGTAGAGTTGCGTCATGCGTTCTGTACCAGTATCAGTAACATAAGCATCAAATGTGTTTATGATGTCGTCAGTGAACACATAATCGCCTGTATTCTCGTCATAAACTTCTTTGCCAAGTGTCACAAAAGTTACTTCAGTATCTGCTCTCATATGAACCTCACCACACCCTTTTGTGGCAGTTCAGGAATTTGCTTGTTGATATAAACTTGAATAATAGACTCATAGTCCATCAAATCTTTATCAATATACGTTGCTGAATGACCGTCCATACTTTCTTGAGACATGCCCTCAGAACCAATACGGTTATATCTGAGTATAGTAAGCTCTGTAAGGATATACTCTAATTCTTCAGGTACATCTATTATTTCTTTTTCAATATGTTGGTTCAAATAACGAAGTAAGCGTCGACTGTACATGTTGTAAATCACACTGACTTTCTCATTATCAACACCTAATAATACTTTTACGTTTTCAAGTGACATAATTATTCACCTAATTTCTTTTCAGCCGCTTCTGCTTTGTCCTTACCTTTTACTTTAGAACCGTCTGAAAGCTCATAATAGCCACCGCCTGTATGTTGTGGGTATTCCACAGTATCTACAGACCCAACAAATTCAATGAGCGGATAACCTACCTTGTTATTAGCGCCTAGTAACTCACTAACACGACTATCATCCACTTTACGTTGAGTCGCTGGGAATGTATCACCCACATTGTACAGACGACCATTCGGGTTGGTTTTATTTTTATCTTCCAAATCTCTGAAAGGTTGAATTACTTTATACATTCTTTTAACCTCCTATGATTTATGCACCTGGAGCTTCTGCACCGAATTTAACAACTTTAGAGTCGTCATATAGGTACGCTGCATAGTGCTGATCAGCTGTGATAACTGTTGTTTTCTTAACGATGTCACGCTCAGACTCAACTTGTGCACCGCGTTTCATTACTAATTTAAGTGCGCCTTGACGAACTAAGAAACCTTCACCTTCTGAAAGTTTTCTAGAACGTACAATTTGAACGCCTAGAATTTCACCGTATACACCAGAGATAAAGCGTTGTGCTCCCACTTCTGTGTGCGGTAAGAAGTTTGTACCTGCATCTAAACGTAATTTAGAAGCATCACTAGGGCTAAGAATTAAAGTAGTTGGTACGTTTTCTTCATCTTCAAAGATGTCTAATGCAGCTTGTAAACCATCAACAGTCGTAACATCAGACGCTGTCTGTGTTGCTCCTTTCAACGCTTCTAACATGTCATTATCTACTTTGTTAGAGATTGCTAATTGTAGTTGTCTAGCTGACTCACCAATCGGGTCGCCATATCCAGATAACATTGCTTCATCAGTAATTTCTGTACCTTTCGCAGCCTTTTTCACTTCGACTTCTTTATCAGTTGTGCCGAGTTTATCAAGTGGAATTGCCGTACCTTCAGCAACATCCGTCGCATCACCAATGTATGTGAATGCAGGGAATTTTAACTTACTACCAGGCTGTCCAACTAATGTTGTGTCCACCTGTGCAAGTGGTGCAAAACGAATTGCATTTTCTAATTCATATGAAACCATGTCTGCTAATACTTCGGGATTAACCATATCCGCTAGTTTTGTTTGTGCCATAATTATCTACTCCTTAATATTCATTAATTGTTTGTATTTTTCAGGGTGATTTGCTTTTAATTCAGCGACTTCCTGATAAGTCATATTTCTGAATTCTTCTGGACTTACTGACTTAGTATTTTGTCCAGTTACTTTAGGTGATGAACCACTTAGAGCCTTTTTAACGCCTGCCTCTACCTTTTGATTAAGCAAGCTAACAAATGCATTTACAGACTCTTGTGTATCTTCTGCAGTGTCTTTTACAACCATGTTGAGTAATTCATCATCTGCGGTAATATCGTGCTCAGAAAGCATTTTAGAAGCCTCACGTGATAACTGATAGTGTTGGTCTTTGCGTTTATACTCAGCGAGTTCACGCTCTAACTTCTCACGCTCATGTTGTTCACGTTGTTCTTTATTCATGCGTTCGAGCTTTTTCGCTTCTTCAATTGCTTCTTCTTGTTCTTTTTTCCATTTCTTGAATTTCTGATTAACAATTTTGTCCACCTCGTCATCAGTGTACTTTTTCTCGGATTCAACTTCTTGTTGTTCTTGCTCTGTATCTGCTTTTTCTTCTACTACTTCAGTATTTTCATTTTCTTTAATTTCTTCAGTCATGTTTATTACTCCTTCCATATCTTTTATAGTGAATAAATGCTTGCACTTTATAATCCATAGCTTTTAACGTCATCAATGCTTGGACAAAATTAAGTAAATCAACTTACAGATATGCGATTTTCTTCCGAGACATCGCGACCGCCTCCGAGTTATTTACGCTTACGAGGACCACTGCGACCTTTCTTGCGACTGTCCTTTTTAGGACCTGGCTTACGTTTGGTCAAGTTATCACCTCCAATGAAAGTTTATTTTTTATACAACTGATGTAACTTATCAATGTTATTTTCTAAAAATCCATGTAAAGCATTCCCAAGCAATATTGCAAAGTCTTCTTCTAAGCCATCTTCTAACCTGTCACTCAGTCCAGATTCCGAAAATAAACCATGAACCACCTCATGTATTAAAACACCCTTATGATACTTATTATTCAATTTATCACTGAGTAATATTTCTTTTGAGTCTGGTAAGCATAAACCGTTAACATAATCATCTCCGAACTGTAGTCCATCAATTACTTTCACATCATAGTTATAATGTCCTATTTTCAGTGAATCCATTAGTATCAAACTCCTTTCACGCATAAAAAATACGCCTATTAACTAGGCGTGGAGGATTCTTCGATGTCGTCCACATACCCTGCGATTGCACACCTGCAATGTGGATGTGCAGGCGGATATACATTAAAATCTTTAACTTTAAGTACCTTGTCATCTAATGCTGCACATTCAGGGCAAGCGGACGGCTCTGCAATCCATATATAGCTATCAACATCAGCTTGAATAAAAGACTCTCTGGCCATTAAACTTTGCGCTCTTGCTGTTTCAGTAATTGCAATACGATCAGCAGCGCGCTTTGACTTACCATGTTCATCTCTGACGAGTCGCCTTATACTTCTTGCAGTTTCTCTAGGATGTTCACCACGTATTAATGCACGTTCTATTGCTGTATTAACACGCTCTCTAAGCTCATTCTGATTAGCCCAGACTCTATCAGAGAATGTTACTCCAGACACATCAGCAAGGGCTATAGACTTTGCTAGTGCATTGATTTGGTTTTGACTCGGTACAGATATATTTAATATCCCTGCTTGTCTTTCAAACTCTTTAACCGCCTCATCTGTGATGTGTTGTTCCGTTAGACGTTCTTCATCAAGTGATTGTGCTATCATCTCTAGATTAATTCTTGCTTGAAGTAATTCTAGTCTGTTTGTTCGCATTGTGACGTTATACCGCCTAAGTTCTCTGTTAGCCTTAGGTGTGAAGTTCTTTTCTTCAACATACTGCTTAGCTTTGTCTTGGAAACTTTCTACATCTGTTTTGCTAATCAATTTCTTAGCTTCTGCCATACTCACGTTTTCTTTATAAGCAAACTTCTGTATATCTGCATCAATATGTCTTTGAATGTCTTCTAAAGAACGATTGTATATCCTAGACATTGACCGTTTGACCTTCTGGTCATCTCGCATTGCATCTTCAATGTGTTTAAGTTTCCTGTTCCTCATCTCTTGGTAGGTTGTCATCTTGTGGAGTCACCTCCATGTCATATTCAGGAAGTGCAATATCTTCTTCAATGCGTTCAAGCTCTAGGTCTACATCATCTACAATGGATAAAGTAGTAAGCTGTGTACGCTTGCTGACGACACCTTCAAGGTTGCGTGCTGTTTCTGCTTCATCTTGTATGTTTCTAGGGATATTTCTAATAAATCGATATTCTATATCAATCCATGCATCTGATTCACTTGCAGGTACGTTAGTGGGTAATGCAGTAAAGCATTTAAACAACTGATTTAAACCTTTAGTAAACTTACGTTCTTTCATCCCAGATAAGTTTTTCATTGGTTGTAATTTATATTCCAAGGCAACACCTGAAGAATTACCGAAAGATTCATCATTTATATTCGCAACCATAGATAGTTGATAGATTAAGTCAACAATTCTATTGAGTAGATTCTCCTGTGAAGTATCCCCATCGGGTTTGTCTAAGAACTTAACCACAATCTTAGATGCATCATCCGTGCCATATAGATTAATAATACGATTATCCCTAATTTTATATGTGCCTTCTTCATCTAATTCAGCGCCTAATATAGCAAGATAAGCATCTGCAAAGTAGTCCACATCATTAGCTTTTTCTGATAGTGCCTTGTTATAAGCATTAATTAATGTTTCTACTGGCCTGATCAGTGATTGTTGTTCATCATTCTCTACAAATTCAATGATAGGCACTATTGGATAGTAGTGCGCTTCACTATCCCCCCAACCTGTATCATTAAAATGAATAACTTCTTTATCTGTGTAGAGTGTTCCAATTAACTTATTATCTTTATCATAGTGATATCGAACTCCGTATTTAACATTGCGCTCTACAGTGTTATCCCTGATAACAAACATATCGAAAGGGGTGTTATATGTCGCACGTGTTTTTGATTCTTCATCTTGCCAAATATATAAAAAAGACACGCCGTATATAGATGTAATCTTACTGAGTTCGCTCAGTGTGTCATCCATATCGTTGTGTCTCCAAAAATGATTGATTGATTCGTTTACAGTTTCTTTTTCGTGACTTACCTTAACAGGTATCCCTGTAAAGTATCCGTTGAATGTATCTACAATATACTTCGCAAAGTTAGCAACTAACCTATTATCGGGTTTGTAAGCTTCTTTTTCTTCTAAGTCTAATATTGGTGGCCGTGATGTATATTGTCGCCACAGTTCGTTATAGCGTTCTATAGTACCTTGATGATCTGCTATATAGTCTGTAAGTTGTTTATGTGTTAATTCTTCATCTTCATGTATAAACATTGTCTACCTCCTTTACAAGCCATGTTTAAATAATTTCATTGTCGGTTTATTCTGTACCATCTCAGACTCTAAAGCGTATCTGATTGCATCAAGAATATGGTTATTCTGGTCGACAGGCTTAGCAATAACATTACCGTCTTTATCTTCTTTGTATTTGTATGTGGATAGCTCTTTAATTGTTTCTATACAAGAATTATCTACGATAATTTTATGCCCTTGTAGCCACTTGATTCCGTGTTCTATACTACCCGGTCCCTTCTTAGCTGCTAATGCTCTAATGTCATTACGCTTTAAGTCCTGTATACTTCTAGGTTCCGAACTATCACAGGTAATATATTCATTACCTATTCTATCGCGTAACTCTTTAGCCACATCATCTATATACAATCCTCTGAGTGCAAACTCGTCAAAGATGTAAATTGTTTTATGTTTATTGTCTAAGTGGACTCTGACAAACGCTGTAGGATCGTCTGCAAAGCCGAAGTCAAGTCCATTAAATGTGTTGTCAAAGTATTGTTTATCCGCTGATAAGTCGGCTTTCTCCCAGTTAGAATAAATAATATTTCCAATACTACCCCATTCACCTAATGCATAGATACGAAAATATTGATAATCTTGTTTTTCTAACTCTAAAAGTGTACTGATATATTTATCATCAAGAAATTTATTATCTTTGTATGTCGTTTTAAGTACGAAAGAATCAGGTCTTCCGATATCAAAGAATGAACGCTTCAGCCAGTGCGTTTCGCTGATTGGGTTAAATGTTGCAGTCATCTGATAACCGACTTTAGATTGTCCCCTTAAACGTAAGTCTAATTGGTTAAAGTCTGATTCAGATACTTCTGAGGCTTCTTCTATCCATATACGATTAATATTCGCAACAGACTTTAGTTTCTCCACATCGTCTAATCCTGATGTAATCAAACTAGAACCTGTAGCACATGTGATGGTCATTTCAGTTTTATTAACTTTAAAATACTGTTCTAAATTCGCATCACTAATCATCTGAGTGAGTAACCTAAACACTGAATTACGTATAGACTTACTTGTTTTACGGACTACTAAATAAGAATAATGCGGACTAGATAGCATATTCAACAAGGTTTCTTGTGCCGTAAAGTGAGATTTACCAGAACCAGCACCACCATAAAGTATGCGATAACGTGCTTTAGTTTTGTGAGCTTTCTTATATGCTGGATTGAGTTTAATCTTCATCATCATCAGCCCAAACCACTTTAATTCCTAAACTACCATTAGACTCAACTTCTTGTTTCTCCACAGGTTTGTGGCCTGCACGATCTAAGAAGTCTTTGGCAGCGGATAGACGGACGTTATCAGGAACATCCTTGTCATTCATAAGTTGGAACAAAACATCTCTTGCAATTTCAGCATCAAATGAAAATCGTTCTCTTAAATGTTTTTCCGCCCGCTTGCGTTCGATTTCTATAGACTCTTTAATTCCACTATTATCCAATAGCTTGTAGCTGTTGGCTTTAGCGTACTTTTTGGAATATCCAGCTTTAATTGCTGACTGCATTGCATTACCAGTTATGATATATTCATCCACAAATCTTCGTTGTCGTTCCGTTAATTTATCCATTTACCCACCACCTTTCATATTTACCTCAATACTGACGACGAACATGGAATATAATATAAGTATGAGTGAGTGCTCGTCCGTCAGTATTCAAGCAACAAAAAAGACACCACACAAGGTGATGTCTAAAATAATAAGTATTCCTAGTCTAAGTGAAGCATTTGCTGCCGAGCCGTTTACTTAGACTCTCCAAGTTGACCAACTGACTAAAAGATCCTCAAAATCCGCCAAAAGTAATCTACTTACATTATTTGATACTACAATAATATCACTTATTGATATGACATTTTAGGACATTTAAGGACATGTTTATCGAACTCTTGCAGTGCGCTCCCATGTAATCTTGTAACTTGTCTAATGTCATAGTTCATCTTCACGGCGATTTCTTCAAAGTTTTTTAAGTCAATATAACGCAATCTGAGTAATATTCTGTACTCAGGTTTGTCTAAGTGGTCTATTTGATTTGAGACTTTCATTTTTAAGTCAATTAGATCATCGATTTTACGGTTGATTTCTTCTGATACTTCAATAAACTTCATGTACTTATCATCAAAGTTAGTAGCACCTGACTCTTGCACCTTATCCTCTTTGAATGAAGAAGTTTTTAGCATGACAGACTGCCTAAGTCGATTACGTTCTTCCACACGTGATTCTATTTCTTGGTTCGTAAATTTGATTTGATTCAAATACTCCTTTGGGTCAAGCACTATATCACTCCTTGTTAGCATGCCCTAATATTTCTTTTCATCATTGTCACGTTCTTTCATAAAATCTATAGGTTTTCTTGTTTTTGGGTTGGTAACATAACGGTGTTCATTGCTTAATAATTTTTGATTTTCATAAGGGCTGAAGTTTTTTTGTTTGACTTTCATATATTCATTGGCTCTATCACTCCAGTATTCATATGGCTTACTATTCATTTCGTCAAGTTCAGCCATGAACTGTACAGCTCTCATTCTTTTCCACTCATTGAAATCATCTTCTATTTTCTTCATTTCTTTTTCGTGTTGTGAGTCTATTCTATTCATTATTAGTACTCCGATTAACATTCCAATTAGAAAAACTGTTAATAGTAAACTGAAGTTCATTTATCCTTCCTCCCTAATATTTCTCTCACTTTATCAACAATCGTCTTATCTCCAGATGTCTGTTCCGTCGAACCATTCACTACCGATGCACCTCGTCCGTACTACCAAAACCTTTAGAACCCCTAGCACTTTGAGTATCAAATTGGTCAACGATTTCTAGTTTTGGTGTTACTATTGGTGAGATAACTAACTGAGCTATCTTTTCGCCTTTTTCGACTCTATAAAAGATATCACTGCCGTAACAATCACAAGTGATTTGTAACTCTCCTTGGAATCGACTGTCGATTGTTCCAATATTGACTCTCAATGCAGTATTTGCAGTCTTACCAGATCGTGGTCTGATTGTCGCTTCATAACCTGGTGGGATATCTACTGCAATGCCTGTAGGTACCTTTCTTGTCATATCCTTATATATCATCACTGTTTCACTTGCATATAGGTCTAATCCCGCATCGTGTTCATGTGCCCTTGTCGGCAATGTGGCTGATTTTGATAGTCGTTTGATTTGTAGTGATTTCATTGTTTGTCCTCCGATACCTTTATTAAATGTTCTCCTAATTCTTTTGCATTCTGTTTATCTAAAACTATTACGGTTTTATCGTCGTTATCTTGTTCATATTCAACAATCCAAACAGTGCCTTTATCATCTACTGAACAAATCAACATGTTATTAAAATATTTTGTGTTCCCTTTGAATATGTCCTTCATTTCCTTCTCCTCCACCATTTAATAATTGCGTAAACTGCTATACCAAGTAACGTAACTGCCGAGCCAATGAATAAGCTAAACAGTATGATGAGTTCGTAAGCTAGTACACTCATTCTTCATCACGCTCCCACACTGTTTGTACATGATCAAAATCATCTAAATATATTATTTTCTTTAATACATGTGTCACATCTAAAGGGTAGTTTTTAATGTCTTTTACACTGCAGTAATTCATACCAAACGAGTCTAATACGCCATCTCTAGTGTAAATACCTAATAAGCTATAAAATTCCGTATCTTCCGTAATCGGTTCTTCGATTTCGACTGTGAATAGGTCGTTTCTATGAATTATGTTAGTAGTGCTTACGTCTCCATGCTCATTAATTCTTACAATTGCTGAGTAATTACTTTTAAAAGTCGTATTTGTTATCCCGTTATCCCACACATACTTAATCAACTCATCAAGTCGCATTTGTTTATTCGTCTTAATCGTCTTTAACATTTACTTGTCCTCCTTTACTCTAAATAATCGTCATAAATTATTATTTTTGGAACAGTTAAAAACCTGTTGTCTTGAATTACAATATCTCCATATTTCTTTATAAATTCATGTAATTCTTCAAGATTATTTATTTCTATGAACCAACCTTCTCTTGTAATGGTTCTCTGTATCTCCCCATCTTCGTTAATGCAGTGGTCATATCCTATATCTTTAAAATTATCTCTGAACTTTCTATCATATTCTTCAAAAGATGGTAATGTTCTAACATCGATATGAGCATATTCTCCAGCAAACGCTTCCTCAACTGGGCATAAATCACTCCACATACTCGCTCTTTCTACTTTATATTTCATTCACTTATCCTCCTCAGGCACATTCTCTTTAATCTCTTGTTTCAGTTCTTCGCTAATACTCTCATCACTCATAATTCTGTACTCTAAATACTCAATTTGTTCTGTTTTACGTGAGTAATCTTGTTGTAAGTCGTTATAACCTTCATGTAACGTGTCATAGGCTTCTTGTAGGGCTTCATAGTCATCTAATAGGACTTCGTACCTCGCATCGTCTGTATGGCTCTGTACAGCCGTTAAAATGAACCCTATGAGTATTGCGACGATGACTGTTCTGATGATTAGGTTCATGCTCTATCACCATTACGTGAATTAAGCCAAACATTCACGAGTTTTCCATTTCTATCATAAGCATGAACGTATTCTCCAAAGCCATTCTTAAACTTTCTTTCGATTCTCCCGCTGTTATTTATGACCTCTCTTATATGTTCGCTTTCATCTACATTTTCAAAGATTTCTGGTTCTTCTGATTCTGTTTCAATCTCATTTATCCATTTCTTAAATCGTTCGTTAGATTCTTCTAATCGTTCGATTTCTCTTAAGGTAATAAACATATTCGAAAGTTTTTTATTTTCTTCTCTTTTTATCTCTAGCAACCACTCGTAAGTGGGTTTTGATTTTTTCTCTTCTCTACGTTTAAAAAAGAGAATTAAGAATTGACTTAAAGAAGCCCCTATTGCTGAACCTGTAAACAAAAATATAATTTCTGTCATGTACTCATCCTTTCTTTCGGTATCACTTCAATAAGTCCACGATCTGCGATGAATTGTTTATAATCTTCTGTGGTTAAATAAAACAACTGTTCACCTTTCAGATAAATGGATACGGGTACAAGTCTGTAACCTTGTTCAGTTGGTATAGCAGTGTATAAATAATTGTCGTTTTCGTTATACAAACGCTTGCGGTATTTAAAACCGAGTTTCTTATCTGTAAACAGTTCGAGTTGTTGCATCATAGCAAGTCCTCCAAAGTCACTTGTTCACCAGCTAATGAATTAAGCCGCATATTGTCCTTGTATTCTTCAAAATCTTCTAAAGGTATAAACGCATTAGGATGGTATTGATTCTCGTTGTAGACCACCTTATAGCCGTTCTTAGCCTTATCAAAAGTAGCTGTACCGATTGGTTCGATTTCATCTCTATACAAATTCAATACTTTAGCCATTACGCCCTCCACTTCTTAAACATGCTATTGAACAATCCTTTGTGATAGTCGTTCATTTTCCAATTAGTTGTTTCTAGTGGTTTATCCACTGCGACAGATATTCTTTTATTCTTCTTAGGTTCTTTCTTCATGTCATTTATAGCTTCTAAAACTGGTGCAAATTTTGCATTATGTGTCCTCTTTACTATCACGGTCTCACCTTCCATTCTGATTAGTCATAATACTTCGCGCCATTCTCAATAATATCTACAGCGTCATCAGCTGATCTTGCGACACCGTAAATCACTGGTTGATTGATAATAAAGTCTTTAAATGCGACTTGATCTTCAGACAGTCGCCCTGCTTTATTCTTTACTTCAATGACAATAAATTGCCCTGTATCTCTATGAAATCCCACTGTATCTGGAAATCCTTTCGGGAATAACTTTATCCACGAGCCTGTCCGTTCATCTTTAATTGTGCCTGCATTACTTCTGTACAGTCGATGTCCGCGTTGATTTATCGCAAGTAAGATTTCTGCTTGGATTCTAGATTCTGATTTAGTCATGATTAAGTCTCTCACTTAACAAATTAAAAACTGCATAACTAAAAGAACCTAAATCATTTTCTTTTTGGTAATCAGTAACCTTATTCACTAATTCTTGTGGTATAGATATTGATTTTGTTACTTTATCCTTCCGTTTAAATATCTGATTTTCATGTTTGATATATCCTGACCACACAGAATCTATGTCATTTTCCAGACCAAGTAATTCTAAATTCTTTTTAACATCAGATTTTTCTTTCGTTCTAAAACTTTCATTATTTTTAACTGCATTGGCTACATCACCCCAGTTTGTATTATCATTTTCGTAAAACTGTATCCAATCACTAAAAGTGTGCAACATATTTTATACCTCCATCATTTTTGAAAGGTGTAGGGTAAACATACAAATGGTGTAGGGTCGTCCACATGCTGTATCCTTTGTCGTAGTAAGGTTTCAAGGCTTATTTTTGACTATGGTGTAGGGAAGCCAAAATACATTCTTTTCTATAGGATATCTATATTATTATTATGGTTATTCCTATTACGCACTCTTTATAAAGGAACCCTACACCAATATATATAAAAGTATGTTAAACCCTTGATATACCAACGTTTATAAGGGGTCAAAACTCCAAATCGTCCCTACACCCCGACCCTACACCCTACACCTTTTTTTACATCAGATTATTTAATCCTGGGTAAGTATTTTTTAAACGAAGTCCGTAATATCGAACACCTGTTTTTGTCCTTTTTGAGTTAAATTTTTCTTTCATCTTGATACCAAATTTTTTCATGGACATTTTATATTCACCTGTTTCATCTGCCCAATTGGTATAAGAACGATATAATTCTTTAGACATTTCAAATTCTTCTTCGCTAACTCTGTCGCACTGATCCCTAACAAAACCTTCTATTACATCCATTTCATTTCTATAATTGATACCAGCTACTTTAATTTTTTCGGGCTGCTCCATGCCTTCCTTCATCCACAAGTAAGTTCCTTGTACCATCCAGTCGAGTATTGCGGGCGCTTCTCTCAATAATTTATATTTCAAGTTCTTATCTACTTTTTCATCAGGAATTTGTACATCGAAGGGAATTAATACCAATCTGCGCCAAATACCATCGTCTGTACCAGCGATTAAAGGTTTGTGGTTGGTTGACACCCAAATTTTAAATTTAGGTGTGTACTCAAATTCATTTCCGTATAAAAATCGAGCAGTTACCTTGTCACCACCTGTAAGCTGCTTGATTAAGCCTTCATCGAACCTAAAACCTTCGTTAGGCTCTGAACTAGAGACGAACCTAGCACCTTCGAGTCGTGCGATGTCTGTATTGACGCCACCATGTTTTTTCACCATAAGAGAATCAGCTTGCATAGTTTTCGAATAATCACCGAGTATTTCTGAAATGGTTTCAACAAAAATACTTTTACCGTTGCGCCCTTTACCATGAAGAATGAACATTACCTGTTCTCTTGTTGAACCTGTAAGAGAATAACCGAGCGCTTTTTGTAAATACCGAATGACATCTTTATCGCCGTCGAATATGTCATTTAGGAATTCCAGCCATATTGTCGGTTGCATCGTTTCTGTATAATCGATATAGCTTTGCAAACTAAAGTTCTTTGATATATCATGCGGATGTAATTTTTGACTCGGTAAATCGAGATAACCGTTCGCGACGTTGAGTAACATATCATCTTTATCGAATTCGCCTGGCGCTATCGGTCTACGGTGTTTAATTTCATCAGTTATATTTTTTTTAGATGTTGTACCTCTCGATTTCTTAATAAATTTTAAAAAGTCTTTTTTAAATTCTTCAGGGTCCTCACCTGTAGGAACTGTAATTTTTTCTTGTTTCATAGAATTAATCATTTCATCGATTAAACGGCGTATCATACCACTATCATCAACAGCCCACTTAGAACCGTCATAGACGTAGAACTGCTTATTTGTGTAGCTGTATTTATAACTTTCGCCATATCTATCCACAAAGCGATCAGCATTTCCTGTGTCATCCCAAGATTGCGGCGGGTATTCTTTTTTTCTTTCTTTCTTATCTGTTCCGAAAGCTTCGCCGAACACATATTTAAGTGGTTCTGATTTATTACTTGGTGTATAAATATTCGCTACTTCATTAATTGCTTTATATAATGTTTGCTCACCGTAAGTAGAGTCACCACGTTTGGAATCCCATTTTTCTCTGTAAAGATTACTTTGCCTAAAAATACTGTCCATCTGGTCAAAGTCTTTCGCACACCAGAAAGCAAGTAAGTTAGCAAATGCCATATCCGCATCAGACTGCGATGTATAATGTCCTTCCCAACTGCCGTGCATCAGCGTATTAAACAACCCTGCTTGCTTAGAATTCTTAATGTGGGCGATTACTTCACTTTCAGACAAATCGTGCTGTACACCCTCAGAAAAGCGACTATAATAGCGTGTATTTGTTGGTGAGTTAAGATACTTGTTATAGATGCGTTCTATGGTGTGATTACTTGTTTGAGTGACTTCTGTGTACTTTCCTAGATTGTGACCTGTCATAGTGAAGAATCGACCGCTTTCGTATATCTCTACGCCCCCTTTTCTTCGTCTTTCACCTGGCAAACTGCCTTTAGTAATAATGTGAATTCCTGTTCCTGATGGACTGATTTCCGCGTAACTTTTAAATGCTTCATGGAATTCAGAAACAATATTGTCCGAGTGATCACCGTTCTTGAACCTGTGGATGTCATCTTCTACATTATCCAAATCAATTCCGATATAAGGTGTTTCAAAGAAAAAACCAATACCGTCTACTTTCTGTGCTTTATAGACTGCTACAGCGCTGTTAAAGTCTGTCCAGGTAGATTTATCATTAGACTTGGCTTTTTCGCCCGTAACTGCATTAAAAGGCACTTTAGTGATTCTTCCATTCACTTCGGTGTACTTCCAAACACACCAGTTTCTCAGTTGCGTTAATTCTTTTGGGAATGCAGTTGCAATGTCGTAAATCATTGTGTACCTCCTTACTTAGAATGAAAGGCGGTATAAAACCGCCTATTGTTGTTAGAATGGTAAATCATCGTCCTGAATGTCTTTTGTAGAGTTTGCGAACGGATTATTGTCATTACTTTCTTCTTTATCTTTAAATACGTGATTCACTTGTGGGAATTTAGTTTGCTTGAAGTTCCATGGTGCAACTGTATTAATCATTTCTGTATTTCCGTTGTACGTGTTTTCTTCTTCTTTGATATACACCAATACTGGTTTCCCTCTAAGTAGGCTGAAAAGGTGTTCCATATCTTTAATTTCAGTACCTTCAGGGATTCCGACTGCTGCAAGGTAGTGCATGAGGTTATCCATTTTGTATTTGTACTCGCCGTTAATGTCGCGTTTCCACTCATCGACGAACACCCAACGATCTGCATATTTACCATTACGTTCCTTTAATTCAGGCACTTGCTTTAAGTCGTTTCTAACGATTAGTGAAATGTTCATTGACTCTTTACCGTTTTTAGTCGCTTTTTCTTTCACATTATTGATAATGCATTCGTATTCGCCTGTTGGTAATGCTGAAAAGTCGTTGTTTCCTACTTCTTCGTAATTCGTTTTAAATAATGTCATTTTTTAAAAACTCCTTTTAATAGTTATATTTTTGTTTAATTGGCTGTAGTTGTTGATAAAATCTAGGCCAACTTATATTTTTTAGTTCATCCATTTGAAACTTAATCCACGCTTCTTTTTTATTCGTCGCTTTGGCAAATAAGTAATAGTCTTCAATTGTCGCTAAATCTGATTTGTCTTTCTTCGCATAATTTAATAATGTGTAATCCACTTTGAACGACTGATCAATTTCAGTCAGTTCCGCTTCTACATGCTCTAACCCTTGCTGCTCTTCTGCTGTTATTTCAAACTCGCATAATGGGCAAATTGTTGTTCGAGCTGGGATAACTCCAAAGCAATTCGGACAATCTTTTAGGCCAATGCCATCAGTTTTCTTTTTCTTCTTTTTCGTTTGTCCTTTAAAGTGTTCCAACCAGTCATGTTCTGAGTTTGGCAAACCGTGACGGGTATAATTACCAACGTGATCAATGATGATTGCTGTTTTATTAGGCTGATAACGCATCGAGCGCATAGACTGTTGCATGAACAACACTAGTGATGCCGTGGGGCGCATCTGTATGACGCAAGAGCAGTCTGGAACATTGAATCCTTCAGAAATTAAATCAACGTTACAAAGGACCTGTATATTGCCCTCTTTAAAGTTTTTCATGATGGACTCACGTTTAACTCTCGGAGTTTTTGCATCTGCATGGATTGCAGTAATACCACTCATTCTAAATTTATCTGCAATTGCCTGGCTGGCCTCCACACTGTGGGCGTATAAAATGGCTTTTTGACCATCCGCTAACTTCTTATAGTGTTCAACTACATCACCGTAGATTGCCTTATCTACTGCTTTATCAATCGATTTCTTAGTGTAATCACCAGTTGATGATTTATTTAATTCATCTTCATCAGCAAGGTTCACACTGTAATACTTAAATGGTGCAAGTTTATTGTTCTTAATTAAATCCTCTACTGTCTCGCCGAATACTGCGCTGGTATAAATATCCGTGAAACCTTTCCCATTCATTCGGTATGGTGTTGCTGTAAAACCTAAGCGAACTGAGTTAGGGAAATAATCATATATTTCCATATAGGTTTTTGCTCTAGAGTGATGTGTTTCATCTGTAACGATTAGTGTTGGTTCATCCATGAGATGCATCCTGTTCTTAGCTTTGCCAACTGTTGAAATGGTGACTTTAAAGATATCCACATCATGTTGCTGAAGTGTTTCAACGATTTGCTCAGCAAGTTCTTTTCTATGGACTAGAAATAATACCGTGCCACCTTTATCAACTGTTTTCTTTATAATATCTGCGATAATGACTGACTTTCCGCTTCCAGGTGGTGACTGAATGAGTACGCCTTTGTTGCCTTTAGAAATTTCATTCCTAGCTTCATTAACTAACTTGATTTGATAATCATGTAGCTTGAACATCGGCATCACCAAATTCAAAAATCTCTGATTGTAAGGCAAACTCTCTGTTGTCTATTTGGTTTTTTGCATAAGTGTCATCTGAAGGATTGAGTAAAAATCCCCTGTTTCCAGTTTCTTTGTTGACTACCATGCGCCCTACCATATTCATAAGCCCTAACAATCCGTTAAGCACCTTTTCTCTGACATCAGGGTAGAATTTGTTATAAGTCTGACCTGTGGAAGAAGTGACAGGGACTTGCATTTCCCAGGCTGTATACACTTTATTTATTCCAGACCACGAATTGATGTAACGGATCATATCGAGAATGTAGTATGTGTACGCATTGTAATCTTGCATCTGAGGGGTCCCCATATCTTGGCCGTTTTTGGTTTTGCTTTCCTTTGCCTTTTGACCAAACCACGCATTTTCAAATTCTGATAAGTTATCGATGAAAATATTATCGTAATCATCTAAATGATTATCGTGAATTTCTTTGAGTAATACTTTCGTTGAATGAAACGGTTGTGTTGTATCTAAATACACAATGTCTATGTTTTCTTCTCCAGCAAGTACATTCGTCGTTCTATCAATATCGATGACTAACGTTTTGCCTGGCAAATATTTAGCGGTAGAAGTTTTGCCTACACCTGGTGCGCTGTAAATTAAAGCACTAAAATCATGACCCCGTTTTAGTTCGTTTGCACTTTTAATATCTAAACTCATTAAAATGGAACCTCCTCATATTCAACCGTTGTTGTTTCTGTTCGAGCAATAATCACATAATCACCTGTAGCCAGTAAGTCTGACCACTCAGGTGGATTTTTCTTCTGATTCACTTCGTATAGCTTAGCGTTCTCGATTTTCGTATTTAGTCCAGTCGCTGATGTGACAAAGAAACCAGACTTTTTATGCTTGAGTAAGTACCTTGTATCTGATTTAATTGCCATCTTTATCAACCTTTCTAACAATTTGTGGTATACTGTCTGTATTGAATATGCTTTCGTCACTGTTCCCAGCAGTGGCGTTTTTTATTTGCTCTAATTCACTGCGTAACTGCCTAACTTCTTTCGTTAAATCAATATTTTCTTGCTCAAGTTCTTCTCTATGTTTTTCAGTTTTATGAATCCACTCTGCAAATTCATAGAAATTGTTAAACGTTATTTCCACACCATTCACCTCCTTTCAATATTCCATTTGCTCAATAATCTTCATTAATTCAACTGCCGAATAATCTGAGATGTGTCCGTGCTCGTTGTAGTGAATAATTTCTTTTCTAAGTTGTGGAATTTTACCTTGGACAAAGAAAAAATCTTTTTCACATTCTTTCAACTCGTCTTGCAAGCTACCGTTAATGTCTTTGAGCTCTCTGTTTTCATAGTTCAACTCGTCTATACGTTCGTCTTTAAAAGAGTGTGCGTATGGCATTACCACTCACTTCCTTTCTTTGCTATACTCACCTTAGGAAGGTGGTGAACTATTTGGATAAAGAAACAGTTCGTATTTTTACTAATATTGCTCTAGATAATAAATTGTGTTTACAACTTATCGTTGGTGGTCAAAGTATTAGCGGCAAACCTTTTGATGAAGATGCGCCTGGTGATGTAAAAGATTTGTCTAAACAAATTGATCCGAACAAAGAAATGATTGTTTACGATGTCATTGTTAATTACACAAAGACAAATTATTCTCAATTCAAATTCTTTGTTGTTGATTTCTCTTCAATTCAGGGTTTATCCATAACTGACCGTTAAAAGATTTTTGTTTCTCCAACTCAGTAACTCTCTTGATAACAGCTGCAACTGCGATTGAGAGAGTTGCTATTAGTAATAGTTTCTTCATCGTCCCACCTCCTCCACACCATAAATTTCTGCATATGCTTCATCTGCGATTGGGTCAACGAAGTAACTTCTGTATAAGAGTGCCGATACCAAAATGACTGTTAACAGTACATAAGAAAGTAATTCTTTTTTCATAAAATCAACCCCTTAATATTTCTAGAAATTCATTCTCTAGGTATTCTCTGAGTCCTGTAGCTTTAAATAACCATCTATCGCCTTTTCCTGATGGGTAGTAGGTAAAATCTTTAATGTCTTTCCTGCGTTCTGGATGATCTAATATGTTAGATTTTAGCCACGATTCAGAACGTCCTGATAAATCTATTAAATCTTTCATGGTGTAGTATTGACCTGTAAGCTCGTTATCTTTAAGTTCTTCGTACTCATCTCTAGTAATAAGCACATGCGTCTCAGGTATAGGAATCTTTACTTCTAAGACTGTCATTTAATTCACCTCTTTCAAATCGTATTTAAAATGCGATTTGTTATCAAAAAAAATAATGTCTTGAGGATTTACCTCTAATGCATTACAAATCTTAACGACATTACCAACTTTTATTGAGTCTGGATTACGTTCCCACACATTATAAGTACTTGCTGGCACACCAATCTTTTTCGCTAATTCAAACTGCGTCAGACCTTTATTAACACGCCATTCCTTGAGTGTTCTCCCCACTTGTGTACCCCTCCTTTCGCTTGATGTTGATTCAACTATATCGCATTAAAAATACGATTGCAAGCATAAAATACGAATTTATAACAAAAAATACGAAATCGCATTGAAAAATACGAATTTTAATAGTATAATTTGTATATAGTAATTTTACAAAAGAGAGGTGTTATTGGTGTTTAAAGAAAGAATAAAAGAATTACGTCAGTTAAATAATTTAAATAAAGTTGAGATGGCTAAAAAATTAAAAGTAGCTGAAGGTACAATCAGAAGTTGGGAGAATGGTATATCCGAACCGAAGTGGAAAAAGATAAGGGAAATCACTCAGATTTTTGATGTTGATGAAAGTTGGTTAATGGGATTAGATAATTTAGAAGTTTCGAAAGATGATGAAGTGGATTTAAGTTATTTCGGTACAGTATCTGCTGGTAATTTTGAGACTGTGCCATTAGAAGACGGTTCCATTAAAGTACCGAATTCCGCTTTTAGAAATGTTAAATCAGAACATTGTTTTGCACTGAAAGTAAATGGCGACAGCATGAATAAAGTACTGGCTAATGGCTCTTACATCATTATTCATGATTATAGAAATATTACTGCACCACTTTTAAAGACTTCTGATTTATTATTAATCAGAAATGGCAATGGTTACACTATCAAACGCGTCAGACTAACTGATACGAAAATACATTTCGAACCTGATAGCTATATAGATGAGTTTAAAACTGAAACATACGATAGAGATTTAAGTGATGATATAGAAGTAATCGGAAAAGTAATATATAATTTTAGACAATTTTAATATCAAAAAGGAGTGATTAATATGGAAATGGATAAAAAAGATATGAAGAGAATGGCAGCTTTAAGATCGGATATTAAGTTAAGAGATGATATGTTGGCAAAATCAAATTTAATAGTATCTAAAAGACAAAAGAAAAAACACCAAGAAAAGAAAGATGCAGCTTTAAAAGAACTAGAAGAATTTAGAATTAAATATGACGATCCAAATATTGATGCTAAAGCTCAACAAGAACTAATTGAAAATAGTAGATGGACGAAAGCGGGTAATGCGTTAGAAAATGCAGGGAATAAAATGGATTCAGTTGGCCGAAAAATGCAAAAAGCAGGCCTTAAAACAACAGCTATTGTGTGGACACCTGTATTATACGGTGGTTATAAAGTTGGTAAAGCTGCGTTCGGCAAAGATAAATCTACACCTAACACGCCTGAACAAGAATTTATCGGCCTGATTAATGAATGTGAGCAAGCGTTTAAAGATGGAAAAATTGATGAATCTACAATGAAGTTTTACATCCAAGATTTTGCTAACACTAAATATAGACAGTAATCTGTTTTTGTTCTTTGAAAGGAGGTGAAACAATGACTATTACAAAGCGGGGTAAAAAGTATGGCTACGACTTCCGATATCAAGGTGAACGGTATAGAAGTCATCTATGGAGTAATAAACGCGATGCAGAAGATGCAGAAGTTGAGAAGAAAGAACAGCTTAGAAAAGGGATTGACCTATCACATGGAATGACTTTCAGCGATTACTTTGAGGATTGGAAAGATGTTAAAACGAAAGGTCTATCTTTGAGAACAATAGAAAACTATCAGTATTCGCAACTGGTACTCGATAGGTACTTTAAAAAGCGTAAGTTAAAAGATATTAAGCGTATTGAATATCAAAAATTTATTAAATGGCTTGGACTAGAAGCGCCTAACAGAAAGACAGGTAAAAAAGGCATGTCAAAGGAAACTGTAGATAAGGTTCATGGCCACATCAAACATGCAGTTCAAGATGCAAAGTATGAAGGACTAATCGTAAAAGACTTTACCTACGATGTAGAAAAATTCTATACAGACAATGCTAAGCCAGTCGATGAAAAATTCATTACGATTGATGAATTTAAGAAAATTAAACAGCTAGCTAAAGATGATCATACCCTCACATCCATTGGGATATTTATATCCACCTTCACAGGCGCACGCTATTCAGATTTTAAGCATATGAAGTACGATGATATAAATATTATGAAAAGTGAAATCCATTTACCTGGTACAAAGAATAAAAATGCTGACCGAGTTTTAAAAATAAGTCAAAAAGACTTAATTTCGCTACAAAAAAAGATTGATCAGTTCCCTAGAAATATAAATGGTTATATATTTCATAACGGTAGAAGCTTTATTCGTGGTGAGTCATTTAATGAAAGACTTAACACACTCGTAGAACCATATAAAATGCGACGATTAACAATTTATGTACTAAGGCATACCATCGGCTCTATATTCCTTTCTGAAGGTCTGAGTGAGGACTATGTATATAAGTTCTTAGGGCATACGAGTACAGAGCAGTTAAGAAAGACATATAGACATTTATTGAAAGAAACACAAGATGTAGAAGAATTAAAAAGCATGAGAATAAGCGAAAAACTTTGAGACCATTTTTGTGACCACATTTAATAATATTGTGACCTACTTTGTGACCAGAATAAAACTTTTCTAAACCTTTCTAAATATAATAAAACCTCTAAAATGCTGATATATCAACATCTTAAAGGTTCTAAACTTAACTAATAGTACCACCGGTCGGGAT